ACACCTGATTTTAAATTATCTGATAGTGTTTATGTAGAAATAAAAGGTTATATGAGTGAAATAGCTTATTTTAAAATCAAGAAATTCTTAAAACAGTATCCAGATATTAAATTACAAATATTAATGCAAAAAGATTTGAAAAATTTGAAGGTGCTATGATGAAAGAAAAATTAAATTCCAGTATAGGAAAGCAATATAAAACGAGTGAGAAAGGAGGTAGGAAATGGCACAGAAATATTATAACATTAAGGAATCAAGCAGGGGTCGCACGATAACGAACTTGAAGAAATACCTAGCCCTCGAAGTGGAATCGATTTCGCATACCGACGATTACATACAGGTAACTCAGCTTACCACTGTTGATCAGGCGACAGCAATTGATTTGGCAGATGGGGCTCTTTATGCCTGCACAGTGAGTGAAAATAATAAGGTAACTATTGATGCTGTTGCGAGCGAAGACCATGTGATAATTTTAGTAGTGGGCGTTTAATTTTAATAAGAGGATGAGAAATGGGTTACTGTACTAAAAGTCAGGTGATAAGTATTCTTCCGAATATTGAGGAGTGCCAGATAAACGATAGCTGGATAGAGTGGGCTAGTGGGCAGATAGACAACTATACCTGCACTGTTTTCGGGCAAGAAATCGAAGTTACAGGCGAAAAGCACGATATAGAAACGACCAATCAGGATAACATTTTGCTGGATAATGGCCCTGTAACCGAGATAACCGAGTTGAAAGATGATGGCGAAGTTGTTGACGAAGATGACTATCTCCTTTATGCCGAAGAAGCAGTGCTAGCCCTCAAGACCGATACGACATTCGGAGCATTGTATGACACACCCTATTTTACAAAGGGCAGGCAGAAAGTTTCGGTTTCATATAAATGGGGCTATGCTGATGTGCCAGAAGATATTCAGTATGTCTGTAGTTTATTGGTAGCACAGTTGGCTCTTGCTAAATTAAAGGACACTATAAGAGAACAGGAAGTAGAAAGCGAAAAAATCGGGGAATATTCTGTTTCATACCAGAAAGATTACTACACGATAGAGAAAAAAATTAATGCTCAAGTAAAAGAAGCTAAAATTAGTATTTTAGACAATTACAAAAGGCGCGGTCCATACGCTAGGACTGTTTAATAATAACAATTATAAATACCTAATTGTATCAGCGTAGAAGAGTTTACAATTAGACTATATGTAAGCTCAGGATTTTTTGTTGGAATTGAAAGGGAGTAAAGCAGTGGCATTTGAAAATTATCTAAACTTATCGGCGACAATCTGGAGAAGTGTTGGACATAATATCAATGATTATGGGGAAGTTTGCCCCAGCGATCCCACAAGCTATGCGTCGACAAAAGTTCGCATAGATCCACTAAAGGGAAAAGGGCTAACTACCATGTTTCATGGTCAGACTGTTGATATACAGAATAGGATATTTGCCCTTTCCAATATAGATATTAACGAGGGCGATATTATCAAGATAGATGGGACTTCCGAGCAATACGAAATTTTACTTATCGAGAAATTGTATGGAAAGACTTTGCTACATCATTTTCAAATAATGGCGAGAAGGACAGATTTACTCTAATGGCTAACTTAACTTTTAAAATAAAGGTAAAACTATTAGACTATTGGATAGCAGATAGTTATAAATTAGGCTCAAGTGAAATAGTTTATTGTTTGTTAGAGATTAATGACAAACTTCAATTAGTGGAAAGAGAAGTAGAATAAAATGGTGCAATTAAGAGGCGTAGAAGAGACAATTAGACATATGAAAGATTTTGCTAACGATGTTCAGAAAGAAGTTATCGATGGGATGGATGCTGTAACTGGTAAAGTTTTAGCTGATGGGAAAAGAATAGTTCCAGTAGATACAGGCAAGTTAAAGGAAAGTATGAGAAGACGGATTACAAGAAAGAGAGTTTGGTTTACTGGAACAGTTGGAGCATATACGAGATATGCCTACTATGTCGAAATGGGTACAAGGTTTATGAGTGCCAGACCGTATCTGTGGCCAGCAGTTACACAAAATAGAGAATTTATCTTAGAAAAACTAGGAAGGCACATAGATAGTGCTATCGAGAAAAATGACTACAAGCATAGAATGTTAAGAAAAAGGCTGATATAACAATGTTGGATTTTATTAAGGAAGTAAGGATCTTATTAGTAGCCGATGCAACTTTGGCTTCCTATGTCGGAGACAGAATATATTTAGCATCTAAGCCGATAAAGCCGAGAGATGTCAGTATTCCTTGGCTTCCACAGATTACAATGAGAATGGACGATGGCTCATCGGATGCTCAATTTGGTGTGTGCTATCCAACTTTTTATATTGATATTTGGGTTAGTAGATATTGTGGTTATACTAGTGCAAGTCAAATAGGTGAGCTGGTTGTAAAATTATTAAATGGACAGCATTTAACAAGTGGTGAATTGGAAGTGTATAGGATACAGAAGAATGCTAGTACAATTATATATGAGGATGAGAGTATGCTATGGCATCGAACGATTACATTTGATATAGTGATGGATGATGTAACAGAACCGCAAGGTTAAAAAATTAAGCAAAGAGGAGGTGTTTTCAAATGGCATTAAAGTTTAGTGTGGGATGATGCAGCCGAACCCACTTTTGGAGTTAGAGAAACTCTGGAATTGGAAGCAGGCGAACATGGGGGAGGTATCGTTGTAACTCTTACCAATATGGTATTGGTTTCGGCAGAAATCGCAGCCACGCAGGATGGTTTTGTGGCTACTTCATTGGAATGGCACAAATCTGAAGCTGCATAATTAAAATAAAAAGGAGGATAGGAATATGGCAAACGAAAATATTCTATCGGAAAAAGAAGTTGTGGTAAAATTAGGTGGAGCAGAGTATAAAATCAGACCTCTACCTATTAATCAGCTAATAGAGGTATGGCCTTTTATAGAACGATTAGAGGGTTTGAAGGAAAAAACTGTTACCATAGAAAATCTTAAGGATATGGTTGAGCTTGCTTATGTCGGATTAAAAACCAGTGGTGCAGATAAGCTGACTAAAAAGCAAGTTGGCGATATGGTAGATTTAGTTGACCTTCAGAAAATAATCGGTGCTATGGTTGGTCAGAAAAATATAAGCAAGTTAATAGGCAAATAAGAGGAAAAGGAATATACTATGCCCAATAAGACAGATTGGGCGGTCATCTGTGATATTATAGCTTTTGAATATGGGTGGACGCTGGAAGATATTAAACGGCTTAACCTCAATCAAATCTCGTTATTATTAAAAGCAATCGGGGAACGGCACAAAAAGGAGAACGAGGCAATCGAGGGAACAGGTGGGTTTCACCCACAAAGACCCATTAAGGGCATTAAAAAGAAACTGCCTACATCGGATATTGTTCAGATGGCTACCCAAATGGGTGGCAAAATAGAAAGAGATAAAGACGGAAAAGTAAAAAAGGTTACAATTTAAGGAATTAGTATGGCAAAAATTGGTTTTATAGAAGTTGATATAACTGCGGATGTGAGTCATATAAGGGCAGGATTGGCGAGTGCCTCTTCCCTAATTCGTGACTTTTCTCTGTTATCGATTGGTTTGACTTCTGGAATAAGTAGTGCCTTTACAAAGATATCTACAATAGGAATCAGGGCATTTCAAATTGGGCTTGTTGGAATAACAGGAGTATTAGTCGGAGCTACCATAGAAGGTGCTCATTTTGAAGATGCTATGAAGAGAGTCTTTATTATGATTGGCAAGGGAGCTGAAGTAGCAGCCGAAGATATAATAATGTTGACAGACAGAGCTAAAGAGTTAGGGAGAGAAACTTTATTCAGTGCAACTGAAGCAGCCGAGGGTATGGTTATTCTCGGTAGAGCTGGCTTCGATGTAGGTCAAACTTTCGATGCAATACAGCCTATCTTGGAATTGGCTATTGCAACCAATATGGAGATGGCTATAGCCTCAGACATGGTTGTGGCTTCCTTATATGGCTTTGGAAAGGCTGCTAATGAAGCAGGGCATATGGCAGATGTTATGGCAACCATTGTAACTGGTAGTAATGAAACTATGGAAGATCTCTCCAATACGCTATCCTATATCGCACCAATCGCCACATCAGTCGGACTAAGCTTAGAGGAAACTGGCTCACTCATTATGATGTTGGCAAATGCTGGTGTAAGAGGTAGCAAAGCAGCCACAGGGCTTCGGGCAGCGATAGCAAAGATGCTGAGTCCCACCAAGGCAGAGCAGAAATTGTTAGACAAGCTCGGAATATCATTCCTCACTTCGGGAGGAGAACTAAGGGATTTTGATAAGATTTTAAAGGAACTAGGTAGAAGCTCTGTCAAGACAGCAGATATTTTCAAATTATTTGGAAGAAGAGCAGCGACTGCGATAAGTGTCTTGAGACGAATGGGACCAGAGACATTTAAGAAATTTACTGACGATTTGGTCAAATCAGAGGGTGCCACAGAGAGAATGGCCGAGGAAATGAGAAAGACCTTTATTGGTCGAGTGAAAGATTTGGTAGCTTCTATAAAATTATTAGGAACAACTATTTATGATTCATATAGGCAACCTCTGACAGATGCTACTTTTTCTCTGAGAAATTTGGTTGTAGCAGTAACTGAAGCAGTGGATGAGAACAAGACTTTTGAAAATATTGTAAAGGGAATATTAGGACTTTTGGAACAGTATGGCGTTAGTTTTGAAGATGTAAAAAATAAAGTTATCAGTTTTATAGAATCACTAACCCCAGAAAAAATAGAGGAATTTTTCAATATATTAAAAGAGAGAATAGATAGATTTAGGGAAACAATTGGTGAATTTGTAGCTATTGCCATAAAGGGGATTGGTGAGGAAATACCAGATGCTATTAAAAGGGTTGTTAAAGTAATCAATACTCTTGGTCGTTGGTGGGATGAGTTATCTGGAAAACAAAAAGACTTTATAGCCAAGACTGTGGGTATGATAGCAGCAATATTATGGTTGACTGGTGGATTGACACCTTTAATTTTATTATTTATTACTTTGAGTTCAATTATTAGTGCATTAGTTCATGTTCATATAGCAGCAGCGATTACAAAAAGTTTAGTCTATGCTAAAGCTCTTACGGTATTAAAGGGAGCAGCAATAGGAGTAGGATGGGCATTAGGGATAGTTGGTGCAGCGATAGCTGGTTGGAAAATAGGCGAATGGATCGGGAATCTAAAATTATTTGGCGATAAAGTTACTACAGTAAATGATATAGTTACCGACTGGTTTACAAATATGATAACTGGTTGGCGGGTATTTATAGCAAACTTTAAGTTAGGTGCTTTGAAAATAAGGCAAATTTTTGATGAGTATTTAATAGGACCCCTTAATACTCTTCAGAAGATAATGACTTTGGGATTAGCCCCAGAGATTAAGCCATTTGAAGGACTTACAGAAGTTATTAGAAATGCAGCTATGGAACTTGAATCTGCAAGGGCTGCTTGGTATGAAACTGGTCGAGAACTTGAGAGGCAAAGAGAAGTAAGACAGGCAGGATTGCCTCCAGTGGCTGGTGCTCCTATTGAGCCTACCCCACCTGAAGAAGTTCGTGAAGATGTCAAAAAAAGCGTAGAGGAAGCAACCGAGGTTATAAAAGAAGAAGCTGTTTTAGATAGATTACTTAATGAAACTTTCATTAAATTTATAGATGGGGTTGTAGTGGCAACTAATCGAAGTAACGAGAGAAATAGAATTTTGAAAGAAGAGCTTGAAAGGGCTAGGAAGAAAATAATAGGTGAGGAAAGGGAAACAGGACATTTTATTGGAAATCAACTACCTGGAGAGGTTGAATAATGACTCCTAATGCTACTTTTAACAGTATCAATATTGGAGACTTTGCTTGGTTAGAAAATAGTTTTTCAAATGAGCTGGAAGTAAAGAAAATACCTAGAGCAGATGGATGTATAATTCGCAGAAGAGGTGGAGGAGAGCAAATTCTTACTGTTCATGCTTATGTTACAAAAACTACGAGGGCAAACTTTGAACAGTACTTCAAGACGCTGCCTCTGTCTTTTGGCTCTGGTTTAGCTACTTTGACAGTTAATGGACTTGATTATCCTAACACCCTTTTTGTTAGTATTTCATCTGGTGGAGACTATAAAAATTTTACATCTTTTACAGCGATATTTAGAAGGAGTGGAGAGTAATGGCAACTACTTGTATTATCAGAGTTAATGTTACAAATAATGATAATGAATATCCTGGGAACGAATCTGATTATGTTTTGGTGAATTTAGCTGCCGATAAGCTCATTTTCTCTAAGGGAAGTAGCGAGGTAGCGGATGGAGAAGGTACCCCAACTGATTTGGAACTAACTAATGCTTCTATGCAGTTTTCTTCAAGCGAGCAAGAAATTCCCCATACTTTCTTATTAGATGTTTCTGAAGTAGGGGCAGAACTGAAAGAAATCTTTATGGCTAATAGTGGCAATTATAGATATGTTTTTAACGCTTATTTTGATGGTGAGACAGCTACCGAACCGACTCTCGAAGCTTGGAATACTAATAGCCATGTACTAGCAGATCTTAATTGTTTAGGAAGTGGTAATCCAGATAATAGTATGTTGAATGGGATAGCTACCACTTTTAGTTCTCCAGGATCTAATTGGGTTGGGAGTCCAATTGCTGGTCTAAATGTTATAGGTCTAAATAATGGAGGAGCTGTACCAGGTGGTGGAGGTAATCTTTATTTTAATTTACACTGGAATATTTCAGCAGCATATCCGACTCCTTTTGTTGAAACACCAGTAATTACAATAAGGTTTGCGGTGATCTAATGACTTATAAGGTATATTTTTCAGATAATTCAGTTTATGAGAATAACAATCCCATCGAGAATTTGGATTGGCGATTTGTACCTAAGAAAGCAATTACAAAAGTAGAGTATCTGCTACCAAATAAAACCATTATTTTAGAAGATTTTTCTGAGTACATTATTATTACTGAATATTCAATAGATATTTATGGCAATTTTAAAGTAACAAATAAGATAGAGAAAGTCTTTGTAGTAGGCTCCAAAGGAAATATAGTAACAGCCTATGAAATAAGCATTGAGATAGTTAATGGAAAATATAAGTATGGAGATGTAAAAAAATACAAGTGTCCAAGAGGGAAGGAATTCTATGGAAGACCTATTTTGAATGGATGGAGAGGAGGCGAGTAAAAGATGGGAGCTACAGTTGTTTTTTCGGAATCCAATGATGTTGCTGGTGAATCTGTTACTGATGATATTGCTAATCTGAATTTTGGTAATGTGGATGATCATGAGTTATCACCTGTTTCGAGTTACCCGATTACTGCTAATGAGAACTCATATGAGAAATATCTGCGAGTAAAATTTAGTGGGACATATACAACCATTAGCAATATGAAATATTGGAAGTCCGCTGGCAATTACAAGACTGGTGAAACCATAAAGATTAGAGTAACTAATACTTGGGTTGTTCCAGTTGCTACAGATACTGGTGGTGCTTTGATAGGAACAGATGAGCCAGGTTCTACAGTTATTCATGCAAGTGATGGTGTAGCCTTGACTATCACTGGACCTGGGGATAATTATACTGAGTATGTAGTTCAGCAATTGCAGACTACAGCAGCTACGCCAGCAGGAGCAGTAAAGCAGAACGACTTAGTTAAATTTATACTTTTTCATACCGAGAAATCTTTACGCCTTATTTTAGATTTGAAATTAGGCGTAATTTATATAAATAGCATTCAAATGCCTCAACCTGAACTATTGTCTAATGTTGATGATAAGAATAGGAAGAGGCTCATTTATTATAGGCGTAGGAAAATGGAAATTAGCCAATCTGGAAAGGAAATAAGACAAGATGTAATTTACTTCCTAGGCTACCAGTATAATGATAGAAGTGGCAAAAACTATAAGAAGATTATACAGATAGATGAACTGGGGAATATAATTATCTAAAGGAAATATAATGGCAGTATTAGATCAGCAACAAACATTAGCTAGTGGGATTCAACATCAAGTTTATGGATCAAATTATAGTGCTCAGACTTTCCAAGCAGGGTTGTCTGGGGAATTACCTACAGTTAAATTATATCCTGTTAAAATAGGCTCACCATCCAATTTGATAGTAGAAATTCAAGGGGTAAGTGGAGGTAAACCAGATGGAAATATCCTTGCTTCTGAAGAAATCTCTGCTGGAAGTATTGGAGGAGTTGGAGCAGAATTTACAATAAATTTCTCCACCCCGACATCTATAGTTTCTGGAACAAGTTATTCAATAGTTGTTCATCAGAAAGCCGATGGAGGAACTTATAATGTTCATTATTATGGCTTTTATGGAGCAGGTACAGACCCTTATACAAATGGTGATTATTGTTATTCTGTAAATAGCGGTTCTAGTTGGACTATTAATTCTACTTATGACCTTTATTTTAAAACATATGTCGAACTCATTCCTTCATTGGACCAAGAACAAGCACAGCAAAATTCCTTTCAAATAATTAATACAGCCAACTTCAGAGTAGCTCAAACCTTCCAAGCTGGAATCAGTGGCACTCTAAAAAAAGTCAATTTATGGGGATACAAGGCTGGTTATTCCTCTGGGGATTTTATCGTTGAAATAAGAAATACTATCGAATCTCATACTAAGCCAGATTCTATAGTATTGGGTTCTGGGACTTTTAGTAATTCAGATTTAACTGTTGATATTGCTGGAACAGAATTTGTTATTGCCTTATCTACGCCAGCGGAAAATATTGTTGCCAATAATTATTACAGCCTAGTGGTCAGAAGAACTTCTGTTGATGGTGGCTGTGCTATTTTTTACCAGGATACCGATGTCTATGCCGATGGGAATTATGTTTATAGTACTGATGGGGAGACATCTTGGCATATCAATCCCTATGATATGTACTTTAAAACCTATATGCAACAGGCGATAACAGACCAGAAAACAATTTTGGCAGATGCAAGTATAACTGGAACAGAACAAAAGACTATTTCATCGGATGCCATAGTATCGGATCAATATGATATAACTGTTTCATCAGATGCAAGTATTTTGTCTATAGAGGATAAAAATATATTTTCTGATGCTAACATTAAGGCAGTAGGTACGCAGGCAACGATTTTGTCAGACGCTAAAATTATTTTACCAGGGACTGGTGTAAAGTCTATAAAATCGGATGCTGTAATAGCGGACATCTTAGCTATACCAATAATTTCAGATGCTCACATTGCTGCAAAAAGAGATAAAACTATTTTGTCCGATGCTTATGTTAGGGGCGATGCCTTTACACATATCAATGCAGATATTAGATTTTTAGTG